TCAATGGACCCAACTACGCCGACACATCCGGACTAGGGTCCGGGGCGAGCTCGAACAATTATACGATGCCTTCATTTGGAGCGAGCAGTGCGTCGGCGACACCGGCGGCGCAACCCACTTATACTTTAGCGAAGGGAGGAGAGGTCGAGAATCCGAAGCTGGGGAGAGTTGCACCTCAGAATCGCTTTGAATCCAAGACTTATATGCCTCCTCATATGGATCAAGTCGCTTCCATCTATCATCCTCATAAAAGCTTCGGACATCCATATGAACAAAGGAGTTTTGGGGGAGGACATTTTGATGAAGGCGGTCATGTGGATGACCCGATGCTTCCCATGAAAAAAGGCGGTGTGATTCCTGGAAAAGCCGAGTATGCGCACAACACGGTTAAAGATGATACCGTGCCTGCCATGCTCAGTCCTGGAGAATTCGTGATCGATAAAGAGACCATGAATTCGGATAATCCGGTGGAAGGCGCAGCTAGAAAAGTGGCGCATGCGTTAGAAAAGAAGGGCGATTCCCGGGTAAAAGATCTCAAGGATTTTAAGAACGCAGTCATGAGAGCATCTCAGAGTAGAAGGAAGGCTGCATAAAATGGACTTGAAAGATTTTTCACTCATGAAAGAAGATCAGGATCACTATATCGTGGGGCATCCCAAAGGCAGATCCATCCGGGTTCCAAAAACAGGACTGACTGAAAAAGCTCATCAAGTGATTCAGAAACTGAAGAAGCATCAAAACTTTTCGCAAGGAACTGATGACCCTCTCGAAATAGAGCCCGTGGAAGACAAGGTGAAAGACGTGAATCTTCCCGAGGGAGAAAAGCCTCTTGAAGTGGAAGCTGAAGGACCAGTAGCCAATGCAGACATGGAAGCGAGCAACACTCAAGCGATTCCTGTAGGAAATCCTGAATCTTTGGGATTTAATCCTGCTTCCAGTATCGCTCAAGCGGAACTTCAGAATGCTCCCCAAGCGCAACCCCAGACGCAACCCCAAGCAACTCAGACAGGGTCTTTTCCAAATACAGGCGAAGCTTTACAGACAGAAGAAAAAGGAGTGAAAGAAGCTCTATCGACTGAGAAAACAGCTGGAAAAGAGGCCGCCAAAGCTTATGGAACTGCAGCCACGGCCATTCAAAATGTTCCTACCGCTGATCAAAGATGGAATGAATATAAAGCCAATGATCAAAGATTTATGGACGCCATTGAAAAGGGTCATGTGGATCCGAATCGATACATCCAAAATATGAGTACGGGATCCAAAATTGCTTCAAGCCTTGGGCTTATTTTAGGGGGTATTGGATCTGCAATTACGGGTCAACCCAATATTGCTTCTCAACAACTCCAAAATGCCATCAATCAAGACATTGAAGCTCAGAAGAATGATCAATCAAAAAATATGAATCTTTGGAAGATGAACATGGAGGCTTATGGAAATCGACATGCTGCAGATCTAGCTACTCAGAATCAACTTTTAACTATTGCGGAAGTCAAAGCCAAACAGGCTATGGCAACAGTACCGAGCGCTCAAGCTCAAGCAGCTTTATCTCAAACGATAGGACAACTTGAAATTCAAAAATCAAATAACGCGTGGATGCAATCGAGACTTACGGGAGGAGCTCCAGGAACCGAAAAGCAGCATCAGGGTGAGATTCAAGCCATGAAGATGCTCAATCCCGCATATGGAAAAGATATGGAAGAGAAATATATTCCTGGAGTAGGGGTTGCTCAGATTAAACCGAGTGAGAAGCAAAAAGAAGACTTTATATCCTACAAAAATTTGCAAGATAATTTAAGTAAAGCGACTCACTTTCAGGCCGTAAAAGCGGGAATAGGGACTCTTCCAGGAACCGCACTCAATGCAGAAGCTCAAAATATTAGAAATAGTATGATTGTAGAACTCAATAAAATTTATGGACTGAATCGACTGAATGAACATGAATATAATAATTTCACCTCTCAAGTTCCGGATGTAGGATCATTTTTCCAGGAAAGATCTCTATCAAAACTAGAAAATTTAAGACAACAACTTCAAACTCATGAATCTAATTTAAGAAAAGGATTGGGAATTGTTCCTTTTCAAAAAGCAGCGAATGATCAACAAGCGATGGAGTGGGCTCAGATGAATCCGAATGATCCAAGAGCCATGGCTATACTGAGTGGAACGAGATCAGGACAATGGTCACCTCCACAATAGATCAATTTGATCCAGATGCTTATTTGAAGACCAAGCAATCGGAGGGTTCCATTCCTCAGATTCCAGGAACTCCTACGGATAGCGTCCAGCAGAGTCAGTTCAATCCAGATCAATACCTGATGCAAAAGCAGACAGACGAAGCTCTGAAACTTCGGTCTGAATATGGCGGTCCAATCGAGACAGCAAAGGCGTTAGCGGAGGGAGTTGCTCGAGGCGCTACTCTGGGTATCTCAGATATTGCGGAAACGGCTTCTGGACTGAGTACTCCTGAAAGAATAGCCAATCGTCAAAGAGTAAACCCGATTGCTTCGGCTACTGGGAATGTGATTGGAGGGGGAGCTCTTTTAGGTTTGACGGGAGGACTGGCAGGTCCCATTGAAGCCGGTTTAGGTGGAACTACAGCGGCCAGAGTACTGGGATATGGAACAGAAGGTGCTCTTTTTGGAGCAGGGAATTTAGTCTCGGATCAGGCTCTGGGTGATCCCAATATCAATGCTCAAAAGGTGATCACGAATATAGGGATGGGGGCTTTACTCGGAGGCGGGTTAGGACTTCTATCTAAGGGAATCGGGATGATTCCTGCAGTTCTGAGACGGGGAGAGGAAGAAATCCCTGCTGCGAGAATAACGGAGAGTGGAACAGAGCCTACTCCGCCTGGTACTCCTAACGCAAAGCCTGGGTCAATTGATGAAATGAATCAGATCATGAACCAGGCTGAAAAGTATGGTGGGGAAAAGATAGAAGCGCCTGGGAGATCCGAAGCAGTTCCTGCAGCTGAACGAATGAATCCAATCATGAAAGCTCCGATCACGGATTTACAACTGGGATCCTTGGATAATCCTCTTGAGCTCAAAACCATGGCAGAGATGCCTGGAAAGGGGGGAGATACTCTTCGGAAATATCTCAGGTATCAAAAACAAAATCTCACAGAAATCTTAGACAATTCGATTAAGAACATAGCTCCGGATTATGTCCCGACCAGTGACGCGGCAGAAGCGGGTGGAAGAGCTGCGGAATCTCTGACAAGCGCAATTGAAGCGAATCGCAAGATGCTGGGTCCTGCCATTGAAGCCATCAAATCGACTCCAGTAGCAGAGATGGATCATTTACCAGGAATCATTGATTATCTGACTGACAAGGAATCGACTCAATATGCCAATCCTCGGATTGCAGACATGTTTGATAAGACGGGAAGTGAAATTAGGATCAAAGATTATGATGCTGGGATGGGAATTGATAAAAGAACTTATCGGAACATTAAAAGTGCTATTCAAGGAATTGACAAGAATCCAGGGGACTTTGAGAAACTTTTCAATATTAGGGATACTCTTGAAAACGGAGTGAACCTCATGGAAAAGGGAGCTGCTCCCCAAGAGTTAAGCTCGGCGAAAGCTGCGATGATGGATTATATCCAGGACACAGTTCAAAAATACATTCCTGATGCAGATGTGAGAGAGATTTTCAGAGGCTATGCAGTCAATGAGAACAATGCCAACTTCATTGAAAAACAGGTGGGAGCTAAGATCGGGGATAATTGGAGATCCTATGCGGAAGGAAAGCCTGAAAGCGCGATCATCAAAAAGATCTTTTCCAATGATGCCATCGTCTCTCATGTGAAGGATATATTACCCAAAGACGAATTCAATAAATTACTGTCCGATCACTTAGCCATCTTAAGAAATGACGTGACTGATAAGGGAGTTTTTTCATCCAATAAGTTTTTTTCTCAGATGAATGGTGGTCTTAAAAAATATGCATTAGATCAGGCGTTTGTGGACAATCCTGAGATCTATCAAAAAATAAAAGATGCTACGACTCTGATGAGAATGTTTCCTGATGACGCTTCGATTAATCCTTCTGGAACTGCGAAGACTTGGTTTCAACACTTAATCAATAATGGAATTGATCCCGTGAAGTGGGGTGGAACTTTAGCTGAGCAGGGAAAGAAGCAAGTAGAAGAAGCACTTAATAATGCTAAAATCAATGCAAAATTATCAGGAATTTCCGATCAGAATAATAAATTAGGGATCATTCAAAGAATGATCGGAAAAGTAGATCAGCAATTAAAAAGTGGATCTAAACAAATATTCAGTTCATCCCAAAAGTCCAAAGATACGATTCGAGGAATTAGTTTAAGTGGTGGATCAATGCTTTCTGACCGGGAATATGATCATCAGGTCAATACCCTAAGAAAGTTTAGTTCGAATCCTCAAAGTCTCATGGATCATCTGGCGGATAATACGGAGCACATGTATCAAGCAGCTCCGAATATCACTCAAAGTCTTCATACGAGTGTAGTCAAGGGTGTCAATTTCTTAAACAGTAAAATCCCTCAACCTCCGGCAACTTTTCCATTATCGCCCGAGAAATGGAAACCCACGCAGTATCAGAAGAATCAATTCAGTCACTATTATAACGCGGTGAATCAACCGATGAATGCTCTTCAGGAAATTAAGGATGGAACTCTGAGTAGCCAGACCATGGAGGCTTTGAACGCGGTGCATCCTGACTTACTTCAGGAGATGAGGTCTCATGTGATGCAGAACATGAAGATCGACCAGGCGAGGAACCTTCCCTACAGCACCAAGGTAGCCTTATCCAAGTTCATGGGTCAACCGATGGATCAAAACCTAACGCCTCAAGCCATGCAGATCAATCAGATGGCTTTGAATAGTCAACTGAGTCAGGAGGCGTTGCCGAAGCAAGGCAGAAAAGTAGGAGAGGGTGGACTTAAACAGTTGAAACTGAACGCATTGACTCAAACTCAAACTCAAAGATTGCCCGAGAAGGACTAGGATTTCCTTAAGGGTATATAAACCCTTGCTCCAAACTAGGGCTTAACTCACGAAGGGGGAAGAGATGGGCGCAACTCGGTTTAATCATTTTAATCAATTCGTCAGTCAAACAGTATCGGGAACCAATACCGTCCATTCAGATTCGACCAATATCAATCAGCAGCACAATATTGGTTTGCACATTCGGTTTATAGGAACCATGGTGGGAACTCTGATTGTGGAATGCTCCAATGACAATGTGAACTTTGAGCCTCTGACTTTTATTCCGCCTCTTACGCAACCTACCGGAACAAATCTTTCTTATCTGGTGGATTTGAATCAAGTCCCCTTTTGGTATGTACGCGTGAGTTACACAAATAGTTCAGGATCAGGAACTCTCAACTCAGTGATGACATCGAAGGACTTAAGCTAATGGCGTCATTTACGTGGCCACCGACCGGAACAGGAATTTTGCTCTTCCCTAACTTCGCGGCTTTCCCTGCAACAGCGCCCAATGGAACTCTAGCGCTCGATCTGAGTACAGATATACTTTACGTATTTAATACTGGATCCAACACTTGGATTCCGATTGGTGCACCGACCATTGTATTTACGGTAGGCACGATTGATTCAGTTTCCCCGAGCGCAAATGGTGCTGTGATCTCAGCTAATTCACTGATCATGCAAAGTGCTTCGGTAGGTGTGCCGGGATTGGTGAATAATACGACCCAGAACTTTTCAGGAACCAAAGGATTTACACAGATTAATTTAAACGGGAGTTCCTCAGGAGTGATATCGATCATTCCTCAAGCGGCAGCTGGGACATTTAATTTTAATATGCCTACGACTGCCGGAACGTCTGGACAAGTATTGACGAGTCAAGGGGGTGGGGCGACTGCCATGACCTGGACTACGCCTGCCACGGGTACGGTCACCACGGTGGGTACCTTTGATACTCAGACGCCCAACGCCAACGGAGCTGTAATTTCAGGCAGTAGCATTTTCTTTCAATCGGCAAGTGCGACTGTTCCGGGAATGGTCAACAATTCAACTCAGACCTTTTCTGGAGTGAAGACATTCAATTCCAATCCCAACATGGCAGGGCTCACTGCTTCACAGGCAGTGGTGACGGATGCTTCTAATAACTTAGCGTCGCTGGCCTATACGAGTGCTGGGACTGCGAGCACGATTGTTTCAAGAGATACGAATGGGAATTCGATTGCGAATAATTTCACGAGCTTAACTACGACTACATCTGCTGCAGGAGGGACTACGGTTCTGACCGCAGCTTCGACTCGTCTTCAAGTATTAAACGGTACAGGGAACCAGACCTATCGGCTACCCGACGCGACCACTTTAACTACGGGAACGACATATGATTTTAACGCAAATCAAACGGGCGGAACTTTAAGTGTAGTCGACAATGGAAGTAACGCGATCGCGAGCCTTGCTCCAGGTGCTGCGGGAAGGATCATCCTTCTCGTGAACGCATTTCCAAACGGGGTGTGGGACAAGCATTTTTTCATCCCTTCGAATGGCGTTTGGAATACATCTGCTTTATCAGTCACTGGAACTCTCAGTTCCACAAGTAGTCTTTCAACCGGGGTTGCGGGAAGCAGTACCGGAATTCATAATCTCTCGGGAAGTTCATCTGGAACAGTGACGATCCAACCTCAAGCAGCAGCAGGAACGTATAACTTCAATCTACCCACGACCGCTGGGACTTCGGGTCAATTTTTAACGAGTGCTGCGGGTGGATCAAGTCCGATGACTTGGACGTCCGCTGGGAGTGGGGGGATTGGAACAGTCACGAGCGTGTCAATCGTTTCTGCGAATGGGTTTTCCGGGAGTGTCGCTACAGCCACTACGACGCCCGCTATTACGATTTCTACGACGATTAATGCTCCAGTCCTATCTGGGAACGGAACGGCCATCAGTGCAGCCACTACCACAGGCAGTGGATCGACTGTAGTACTTGCAACGAGCCCGACTTTGTCGACTAGTCTATTACTATCAGGAAGTAGCACCGGAACGATTACGATCCAACCTCAAGCAGCAGCAGGAACGTATAACTTCAATCTACCCACGACCGCTGGGAGCAGTGGTCAGGCTCTTCTATCAGGAGGAGGTGGGGCGACTGCCATGAGCTTTGGAACTCTCACTGTAGCAGGGGGAGGGACGGGACTTGCGACTCTCACCGCCCATAATGTTTTGCTAGGGGAAGGGACTTCGAATATCGCATTTGCGGCACCCACGGCAACAACGGGCGTGGCTCTTGTGTCAGCTGGAGCGAGTTCTGATCCTGCTTTCGGACAACTGAATTTGGCGTCGTCGAGTGCAGTGACGGGAACTCTCGTTGTATCGAATGGAGGTACAGGTCTAGCTACTTTGACTGCCCACAATGTCATGATTGGGGAAGGGACTTCGAATGTCGCGTTTGCGGCACCGGGGGCTACGACGGGAGTAGCGCTCGTATCAACGGGAGCGACGACAGACCCGGCCTTTGGGCAAGTGAACGTGGGAAGCTCGAGTGCTGTCACCGGGACATTGCTTGCCGCTCAGTTTCCGGCTTTGACGGGAGATGTCACGACTAGTGCAGGATCATTGGCTACCACCGCAGCGGCCACACAAGCAAACATTACAAGTCTTTCGGCCTCAGCGGGAGTGGCGGTTCACGGAACGAATACGAATAATAATGCTTCGGCAGGATTCGTTGGGGAATATGTGGTTTTCTCCGGATCGGGCGTATTCGCCAGTTTCCCGGCCACTACCACGTATAGTGATTACGCTTCTATTTCCTTAACTGCAGGGGATTGGGATGTTTCGGCTACGATGTCTCAAAGAGGTACCACTCCTTCGAACTGGAGTTTCGGGATTTCGACCACGACGGGTAACAGCACGACCGGACTGGTATTTGGAGACAACGCTTTCAATATGCTGACTGCTACATCTACTTCGGATAGCTCGGGTAGCATCCCAGATGTGAGATTTTCTCTCTCGGGGACAACGACTATCTATCTGAAATTTCAGGCAACTTATGCCACGGGTAGTCCCACGGCTTCGGGAAGAATATCGGCAAGGAGAAGAAGATGAGTACGACTCAATTTACGGAAATTGCGGAAAAATCGATCTTAGATACTTTCAATCGGCAGATCTATCTCGGAACTCAGATGGTCTATTCTTACGTGAGTACATCGGCAGGGTCTACAGAAGTACCTGGACTGATTCTGACCAATCCTTTTCAAAGCGGTAAGAACTTATTTGTGAGTTCTCTTAAACTCATCTGCTCAACAGCGTCACAGACTGTGATTGCGAGAGCTTATTTTAATCCGACGGTGACAGGGGCAGGAACTCCGGTGACAGCCGTGAACTTGAGACCCGCATCCACTTATGCATCGATAGCAACTCTTGCAAGTGCTCCTACTGTGAGTGGAAACGGAACCCTGGTAGCATCACTGAACGCGAGTCAGACTCGATTTGATAATTCAAATCTTTTGCAGGTGCTCGATCAGGGACAGGTACTCTTCATCACGATTCAGGCGTCAGCGGCGAGTGTTGCCTCTACTTTACAAATCAGTTGGTATGAACTTTAGGAGAAAAAAATGCCCCTCATGAAAGGTCACAGTAAGCAGGTTGTTTCAAAGAACATTTCAGAGATGATTAAAGCGGGTCATAAACCTAAGCAAGCTATTGCGGCAAGCCTAGCGAACGCCAGGAAATATCGAAAAATGGCAGAAGGCGGAATGGCCGAGGACGCAGGTTATGAGAGCGATTATGAGGACGATGAATCTCAAGCCACGAAAATGGCCTATGGCGGAATGGCTACCTATGCCAATGGCGGAGCAGTGGAAGAGGACCAGGATGTAGAGCACGGAGGGATGGAGGATATAGACCCTTATGTCCGTGAGGACCGATACAAAGGGGGCAAGGATGAATCCATGGATGAGATGGGTCGCAAGGGTCCGGAGGATCAGAAAAGGTCTTTAAACGAGATCAGAGAAGACGGGGAATACTATCCTGACGAAGTAGCCAATCCGGAAGAACAAAAAGAAGCCAGGGGCTTTGCTGCTGCTCTGAGACGGCAAGCTAAAATGGTGATGAACCCAGAGAACTATGCAGAAGGCGGATTAGTTCAAGACGGACCTGAAGAGGATCAAAGAATGCATGGAACCAGTCCGGAACTGGATTGGATCGATGACGGTACCGCAGAGCCCATGAGTTCAATGCCGATGAAGCCAGACGGTCTTGAATATAAGCCTAAAGAAAGGGAGCCTTCCGGTCCGGGCTTGAGTAGGGAAGCGATGGAAGCGCTCCGGGAAAAAAAGAAAAATAGACGATATGGATCCTATGATCCTAGTAAAATGTGAGGTAGGATTCTTCTCGCGACTTGATTTCTTAATTGCGAAACATGTGGATTGAATAGCGGATAAGAGAAAGCCTGGACAAGGATTAGCCCTCCCTCTCCAGGCTTTTTTTTTCTATTCATTTATTTTTCCTGAAACTCCTGAAGGAAATTTTTTAAGCAAGCGTTTAAAACATCATTCCAGTTGAATCTATTTTTAATCATGATTTTCTTTACTTCTGTAACCAGTTCTTTAGAAACACGACCTTGGACAATCATGACTTTCCTTGGTTTATTGGGCAATAATTCTTGAATCGATTTTGACATGCTATCTCCCATATGTGATTTGTAAGAAAAACTCAATCAACGCGTGATCTTTTGTAATATTTCTAGGACCCGCATATCAAAGGGTTCGTCTTCTGAGCTTTTGTCTGAGAATTGATCCCAGATAAACTCCGCGACCGCGAACCGGATATGATCATTCTCAGAAAAAATGTCTTGGACTTTCTTATAGTTCTCTTTACCTAACTGAATGGCTTGATTCAACGTTTCTGGCTTAGACATGAAGTTTTGCCTCCTTTTTGGTACAAAGCATTTCAAATTCGAGCTGACAAATGGATGTGGATCTCAGTTCTTGTTTATCCGTATGAGACCGATAAACCACTATAATATGATCGTCACTCATGAAAGTTACGCTTACGATATCTAGGGCTATTCCTGCGAAATTGATTACCATAGGTCACCTCTTCTTATGATTTAAGTATGACTGTGTTGTATGAGAAAGACAAGCATAATTGTATGAATGTTTATAAAGTTATGTTGACAATTGTATGAGAAAATCATACAAAGCTAGTCATGTCAGAACGTTATGGACCCTGTAGGCGATGCGGGGGTCAAGGGACCCGATTGGATGAGGAATGCTTAGCTTGCGGAGGGACCGGACATTCGGGCTATGTAATGGATTTAATTGAGAAAGAATTGAAAGAAGATGAAGAAAGGAATAGGATATACGCACCATGTCAAATGAATCAGGTAGGAAATCAGAAACGATTGGAAAATTAGCGGAGGCTTTGGCAAAGGCTCAAGGAGAGATGAGTTTCGCGAAAAAGGATTCAGTCAATCCATTTTTTAAAAGTAAATATGCGGATCTTGCCTCGGTCATTGAAGCGGTGAGGGAACCGTTCTCAAAGAACGGTCTATCCTATAGTCAATTCGTCGAGGATGACTATTTATGTACGATGCTGATGCATTCGAGTAATGAATGGATTTTAGGAAAAATTAAGATCCTGAATCCGAAAGGAGACATGCAGGGACTAGGAAGTGCAATGACCTACGCAAGGCGATATGGATTGTCGGCTATAGCGGGAGTATCTCAGGATGACGATGACGGGAATGGGGTCAGGAGAGAGCCAGAAACAGATTCTAAGGTGATTGTAGGAGATGAGCCTCGATTGAGCAATGGGGGCCCTATTAGACCCGTTACAGAGGCAAGTAATATCTTAAGGCGGAAAGAACAAGGCCAGAAGATCGCGAAACTTCGAACTGAACTCAATATGAGCCAAGACGAAGTGAAAAGTCTCATGAAGTCATCCTTTCAGGTGGAAGAGATTAACTTTCTCACCCTGGATCAATTAAAAGAGTTGACTATTCGTTTGGAAAATTTAAAAGCTGCAAGGGATGGGATTGAGCAAGAAGAGATTGATTTCGAACAAATGGAGTAGCCATGGAGAGTGATCAAGAAGGGGATGAGCAGATCAGGATCTTGATCAAGAATTGCTCCAATGAAATTTTCACGAATGAGGAAAAGGAATTCATTTTAAGCCTCATCAATCACAAATATAAAGAGATCCCGGCTGCGGGGAGAATAAAGATTAGAACATTGATAGGATGGATTAGGAATGGATGATTTAAAATCCCCAAATATATATGAGCTAAAGTTATATTATAAACTGGATGAAAATAAAAATCCAGTTTCCGTGAAGAATATACATGAAATGGAATGGGAAAAAAGAGATATATTAAAAACGGTTCTGTTTAACGATGACAGGAAAATATTTATTTCCACCGTATTTTTAGGTGTTGATCATAGATTAGAACTTAAAGGGGATCCCCTCTTATTTGAAACGATGATTTTTGGAATTGAGAACGATGAGTATCAGGAAAGATGCTCCACTTATAAAGAGGCTCTCATTCAACATGCCGAGGCAGTTCAGCATCTAGTAGAAATTTTAACAATTTGATTCATTCGTAAAGGATCCTTAAGATTTCTTCCAGGTGAAAGCCTAAGGATCCCCTAGTAGTGCTGTTCCTTGGGCGAACAGGTTACCATTCTATAGGGAATTTCAGATAAGGGTAGGGATAAAAGGATAAAAAAAAACCCCTCGTAAAAAGAGTGTTGAACTCTCTTGACCAGGGGTGCTAAGTATAACATCGACTAAAACATATACTTGGTGACGCAGAGCATAACACTCCCCACCACCAAGTCAAATAAAAGTTTTAGTCCGAGGATAGTTCAGCCTCACTCGTAAACCAGGCAAAAGGATTTACCGGACTGGAAACGGCCCGCGATTACCTAAAAAGTGTTCAAGCTTGTGGGAGAAGAACGGGCTAGGTGCCTCCTCTCACTTAAACGACCGGTCATACGCCAGCAGGATGCTCAAGCGGTGGTCACGGGGCTAGAATGGTCTGGCGGCTTTTTGGGATGATCAAACGCATAAGTGGGTCCACTGAGGCGAAAGTCGCTTCGGGGGTCTTACTAAGCTTTTCACAAGCCCACTCACAGCATCCGGGACGCTGGATATTTTGGGAGGATTTTTGGAAGGTTTAGCAACTTCCCCGAGGCTAGTCGAGGTTCAAGGACTGGCAATAGCTACCAAGCATGTATATTCATGCACTCAATCTCCAAATCGGGTAGGTAGGGGATAGTAGAGTATTGCCTAAAAAAAAAGGATAACGAATTTATGGCTTTCAAGGTACCAGAGAAATTCAGAGATCTCACTCAGTTCAGTCCCTCCGACGGACTAAACGGATGCTTTCAGATCATCAAACAAAAATACACACTCAGAGTGATTGCGTCATCAGGATTAGGTTGGGAGCATGTGGCAGTCAGTAAGCGTTATGAGCCCCCCACCTGGGATGATATGTGTGAGGTGAAGGATCTATTCTGGGATCAGGAAGACTGCGTCATCCAATATCATCCGCCTAAAAGTTCTTATGTGAATGCACATCCCCACGTACTTCATCTCTGGAGGCCCGCAAAGGAAAAGATTCCTATGCCTGACGTATTCATGGTCTAAAAAAAAAGCCTTGAATCAGACGGCGGGGTCCATTTCAAGGCTCTCTTATGCTTCTCATTTTTACTGTTTGTTTTCCGACTTCCATCTCTAAATCATCTTTATCACTAGCGTCAACGATTCATTTCATTTAATGGAAAGACTGTGTGAAGGGGGGGGGGAATCATGGGGAAACCCTACATTTCTTTGGAGGTGTTTATTTTCAAGCTCATTGCACAGGATAAAACTCGAGGAGAAACATTTAAGCTCATGACTCGGGTTCACGGTCACCTCGTAATTGAAAAGATCTGGATGAAGTTCAACGGTTTACCTCCCGAGGAACAAGAGAAATATAAGCAAATGCCTTTCACGAGCGGGATTTACCGATGCTTGAAATGTAGAGATGAAAAAGTTTACCGAGACGAATGGGGAGGTCTCACCTTTTGTACCCATCCGTTAAAATAGATATTGATAATCTGGAAGTTTCATGCAAAAAAGTATGATACACGAGATAGGATAAGTGCGAAAATAAATATGAGAGATATAAATATTAGTTTAAGAAAGGTTTCACCTTCTGGTCTAGCCCTATTAAAAGAATTGGAAGGTTTGAGACTAGAAGCTTATCGAGATGAAGGAGGCGTGTTGACCATAGGTTATGGTCATACTGGATATTTAAGTGCCTACAATCCCATTCATATTGAAACTAAGATTACAGAAAAACAAGCTGAGGAACTCCTAGATTCAGACTTGTGTAGAGTTTTATCTTGTATCGAGGAAGAAGTATCAATCTGTTTGAATGACAATCAATATGCAGCGCTTGCCATTTTTATTTTTAATATTGGTATTGAAGCGTTCAAGAAATCTAAGCTTTTGAAATGTCTCATCGCATCGGATATATATAGAGCAGAAATCGAATGGCTGAGATGGGACCATGTCAACGGGAAACAAAGTCCAGGTCTCTTATTGAGACGCAAACGAGAACTCGAACTTTTTAAAACTCCCCCCATATGAAAATCCTTGTTCTGCTCATCCTATTTGCTTGTGCTCCGAATCCTGAATCCGAGTTACCGAAAAGAATTCCTACTCCCGTCATTCAGAAGCCTGCCAATGCTATGTCCGCAGAACCCGTCATGAGAGAGGGAGATTCGTTCCCTGTTCAGGCGCTGAAATTCGCGAAAGCATGGACCCATAACGATTCAGAATACTATGATCGAATTGATCAAGCGGTTCCTCGAACTAAAGAAACCCATGAGAGGTATCTCCTTGAGATTGAGAAACAACCCGAAGATGGAGCATGGTCAGGGTTTTGGTGGAACGCACTTCGAGCTTTAAAACAATTAAGAGGGTTAGGGGAGAAAGAAAAAGATGAAACTCTCTCTCCTATTATGTTTATTAATCCCGGTATTCGCCCAAGCGGGTTTCGAGATTTCAGTGGAAAACGGAAAGTTGAAGGTAGGACACTACAACTCAAGCTCTAGGTTCCCTGGAGATCCAGATTTCCAAAAAGCTCCAAAAGGGGTGGACGCCAACGATTGGCTAGTGAAAGGTCCCTATTTTCTGACGCAGGAATTTACCTGGCATGAGATCAACCGAATCGCGGTCGATTTCTCTCTTTACCCGGGAGGTTATTTCAATGGGCATCAGAACTGGGTGCGGAACGTGAATAATCAACTCGGCTTTGTACAACCGGCTCAAGGAGCAGTTGAAATACTAGAATTGGATCTCACCTCTGAATATCAACCCAAGCAAATGAAATTGGGCTTTTTTAACCGTGCTGTCACGATTACATTGCCCGCCATTCAAAGAATTCAGTTCTTAAGTCCATTAGGGGCAAGCTATGAAGCTCATCAACGCTGTCAGGCCATGGGATCGATTGGAGGGTATTACCTCGGATATGGAACCCCTACCTCTGCCTGGATAGCTTGTGTTGTGCCCGAAGCAGGAGATATCCTGAACGTCAGTCCTGAGATTGATCTGAATTTGACCTGGGATGCTAACGCACGTGCGGCAAATGATCGATGTCAGAGGCGAGGCTATCCTTCAGGATTTCCGACCGGACGTATGACCCTGGGTCAATCGACTGAAATTCTGTGTTTCAAACCGGGATGGGCGAATGTCTATGATGTTTATGGTCTCGACATTATTAAATCCCCGCAGTTCAACGGAAAAACTGATTGGATTAGAAAAGATGGAAAAGACTGATTGCATAACGCGATGAGTCAAGATAAGGACGTGATCATGAAAATGATGAATTTAGCGTGGGTGATGCTGGTATTGTCGGCGACCGTTTATGCAGACGATGAAGATCTAAAAGACTTCACGGCTTGTCAAAATGGAGTCAGAGACGGATATCAAAAAGATCGTGATTTCTGTTACAAAAATGAAACAGATAACTACTCAAGAAAAGAATGTATGGCCATTGCGGAAAGACATCGAAGCGAAGAGCTGAAGAACTGTAACGACCAGGAACAACTCGATACAGTGATGAATCCCAGCGTAAATGTAAGAATGCCATGGTCTCAAGGTGGAAGTTCAAATTTACCTTTTCAAGGGGCTCAAGGTCAGGTACAGAAAGCTCAACCCGGCTCTCTGAAAGGGCGTTTTCATTAAAAGTGTATAGATCTCGTCGTTCGTGTGTGCATTCGGCTTAAAATCCGAATCAGAGCGAAAAGGGCTTTTTCCTAGTCAAATTGGGAAAGAGCCCTTTTTGTATTTATTCAACTTCTTATATCCTCATACCTTTGACCTTTATCGTCTTGATTTACTCATACATCACGCGTATTTTTTAATTCTATGGAATACCGACAATTTTCATCAGATGATGTAAAGTGGACGATCGAGGGGAAAAGTCCTATGAAGCGTTTCATCCTTGAATATTTACCCGCCTTCATCATCCTCGCATTCTTAATTTTGCTGATCATTCGGCATGTATAATAAATGGGGATCCAAATATAATAATCGTATCTGTTATAGGGACGGAATCCGATTTGATTCTGCGCTGGAGCTTGAGGTTTACCAGATCATCAAAGAAGACGTGCTTGAGGTTCATCCGAAACTCTATCTCACCGAGGCCAGGATACTCTACAAGCCGGATTTCAAATGTAAGTCCAAGGGATTTGGGCATTACTTTGTTGAAGTGAAGGGGTTTGAGACAGCAACTTGGAAATTGAAAAAGAGACTTTGGAGAGCTTATGGCAAAGACGAACTTCACCTCTATGTCAAAGAAAAGGGTAGAATTTATCTTAAGGAAATCATAAGACCTAAAGCTATCGGGGGGGAAGTGGTACATGGAACAGACGACGATACCGAGTAGAACTCAAGAGCAAATTAACGAAGAGTATTCAAAGTGCGCAACCTATGCGGGCGATAAGAGGTTTAGGATACTCCTCTTAGAAGCGGAAATAGCATCCATTCACCAAAAAATGATGGATTTGACCAAAGAAGTTGCTCTCAAAGTGGAGGAGGATCCTCTTCATCCGGTACGGGATGGAACGGCTTCATGAAGTTCTTTAAGTTCATAGAAAATAGTTACCAGACGCTTGCTTGGGATGTGAAACTCGAGTTTGATATCAAAAAAGATTCAAAAGTCAAATCCCTTCACCAAATGATGCAGATGTATCGGTCCTTTCTTAAGTGGGCTTACATTCCAAAATTCTTCTTGGATTATTGGCTGGTTTGTCTCAAACTTAAAAAAGAACCTGAACCTTTGATCGAAAATAAAGTCCGCGAGAATAAGCTTCAAGAAGAAAAAATTAAGCAAGAAAAGGAAAGTCTTGAGAAAGAGCCCCGAGTTTCTAGCACTGAAAGCGAAGTGGTACCAGAAATTAGCTGATTCGGGTTTCGTTGATATTGAGGATGATAAAGAGAATCTTAAAATCTACGATAGAAGAACAATCGCCTTCACGAACCGAGAACGCATCAGTCGCTTCTTCATCGAGCTGGAACACTACGTGGAAGAACATCCCGAGATACCGGAACGGGAACGAATCACGCTCATCCTCTATGGACAAGGAATCTACATGAAAAAAATCGCGGAATATGTCTCAAGGCATTATGTCTATGTCTGGAACGTGATCAAGAAATACAAAAAGATCATTTACGAGAAATGCGAGAACTCTTTAGATGCAGACGACTGACCTCTTACCCATTCCAAATGACAAGACAGATTGGGCACTCCGACTCGCTGTGCCAAATGATTTACCTTTTATCTATGACTCATGGGGTAAGACCATGAAGGATCACTCAGAGCTCGGTAGAAAAATCAAGAGCTCGGTCTTCTTCGGTGGAATGGTTCAAATCATAGACCGACTCTTGTCCCAGAACCAATCTAAAACGCTCCTATCCTGCTTAAGAGACGATCCAGAAATCATTTTAGGTTATGTGGTCTATGAACCTAAGATCTGTCATTTCCTGTATGTCAAAGAGGGCTTTCGAATGATGGGAATTGGAAAATGTCTTTTCGAGCTGACAGATGCTGAGTGTTTTACTCTGAGAACCCATACTTTGGAGAATCTTTTAAAAAAGAAACCTGATCTGGTTTATAATCCATTTCTATTATTCAAAAGGGTCGAACAAGAAGGATAAAGCAAAATGGCAAAAGAAATAGCAAAAATAACGAACGATATGACATCCGATCTCCAACCCGTGACAAGCCATCCTAAGAAGGTTCTAGTCAAGGTCATTCATCTCCATTCCGGGTCAGAACTCATGGGATCAAAGACGACCATTCATCACAGAGAAGCCGAGATTGAACTGCTTACTCATGCCGTAATTGTCACGAGCAAGAAGACAAAAAGGAAAATGTTCATTCCGCTCACCAATGTGAAGGTCGGGGAGTTTTTGCCTGAATGAATATTGAATATATAAATATAGATGAATTAAAATCTCATCCTAGAAATCCAAATAAACATTCCAAGGATCAAATAAAAAGATTGTCTGAGTTGATCAAATATCAAGGATGGAGACTACCTATAATAGTCTCTAAAAAATCCGGATATATAATCTCAGGACATGGAAGATTAGAGGCAGCTAAATATATTAAGCTGAAGCAGGTTCCAGTTAGTTATCAGGATTTCAATGACGAAGAACAAGAATATTCTTTTTTAGTGAGCGATAACGCAATTGCTTCATGGGCAGAACTCGATCTATCCTCTATTAATTCTTTTGTCCCTGAACTTGGGCCTGATTTCGATATTAATTTACTTGGATTAGAAAACTTTGTCATTGAACCTACTGATAGGCTTGAGCCCCAATGCGATGAGGATGAGGTACCGGAGAATGTCGAACCTAAAACGAAACTAGGTGATATTTATCAACTCGGAAAGCATAGGCTCATATGCGCAGATTCTACTTCAATCGATTCGGTTGAAAAGCTCATGGGCGAAGACCGAGCCGATATGGTCTGGACAGATCCACCTTACAACGTCGCTTATGAAGGCAAAACCAAGGCCCATCTCAAGATTCAAAATGACGAAATGAGTGCCGAGAACTTCTATCAGTTTCTCTACGACGCCTATTCCAATATGCTCATGTTCACAAAGCCCGGTGGGGCTATCTACGTTGCGTACGCCGACTCGGAAGCTATGAACTTCCAAAAGGCCATGATCGATTCCGGTTGGATGATCAAACAGTGCCTAATCTGGGTGAAGCAATCACTCGTGGTGGGTCACCAAGACTATCACAGGAAGCACGAGCCCATCCTCTACGGATGGGCACCGGGAGCTTCCCACAACTGGTATTCCGATCGAAAGCAAACGACCGTTTTGGAATTCAATCGAGCAGACAAAAACATCGAACATCCCACGATGAAGCCTATCGAACTGATCGAATATTGCCTGACGAACTCGTGCGCTCCAGTCGGTCTTGTACTCGACCTATTTGGTGGAAGCGGTTCGACACTGATTGCGTGCGAAAAGAGCGGCCGGAGAGCTGCACTGGTCGAATTGGATCCACGCTATTGCGACGGGATTGTCGCACGCTGGGAAAAATACACAGATAAAAAAGCGGAATTAATTCATGGCGGGTAGGCCTAGAAATCTAACAAAACAAGATGAAGAACTCATGGAAAAGTTAGCTGTGATTCATTGTTCTAATATGGAAATAGCTGCAGTGTTGAATTGCCCGTCTTATTTATTATCCAAACCTCATTATGCTAATATTATTTCAAAAGGAAAAGAGCGGGGGAAAATGTCGCTACGCAGAAAAATGTGGGACACTGCTATGGGCGGCAATGTAACTATGCAGATATGGCTCTCAAAACAATATTTAGGATGCAAAGAACCCATTCAAATTTCAGGACCTGAAAAGATAGAATGTGAAGTAATCGATTACAAGAAAGATGAAATTAACCATAGCTCTTCAACCTAAACAAAAACTTTTCATGAAATCCATTGAAGAGCATCCCGTGACTTTTTATGGGGGTGCGAAAGGTGGAGGGAAATCCAAAGGGCTCAGGCTCATCCTGCTTCTGAGACGGTTTAAATATCCAGGGAGTTACGGAGCTATATTCAGGCGCACCTATCCCGAACTCGATGGCAATCATATTAGACCTCTTCTCGAGGAGTTCCCCGTACTCCGAGAGTACTGGCATGATAGTAAAAAACTCTTAACACTTCCCAATGGATCGACCTTACAATTTTGTCATTGCAAGAATGAGACGGATGTGGACCTCTATCAGGGCAGGGAATTCCATGATCTAGCCATTGATGAGGCCGGACAATGGACCGAAGCGATGTATAGAAAGCTCCAAGGATCCAATCGGTCTTCCAAGGTCGGAATCAAAGCCAGGTCTATCCTCACGGGAAATCCGGGAGGTCCGGGTCATAAATGGCTCAAGCGGATCTTTATAGAAAGAAGATTCAATGCTCGAGAAAATGGGAAAGATTATAATTTCATACAAGCCCTGGTTGATGATAACCCAGCTCTTATTGTTAACGATCCTGATTACGTCACTCGCTTGGAATCAGAACCTAACGAAGCGCTTAGAAAAGCTTTTAGATACGGATCATGGGATATCTTTGCAGGTCAGTTCTTTTCTGAACTATCCCGCGAAGTTCATTTTATTTCTCCGATTCATTTGCCTCGCACTTGGAATCGCTTCGCTAGTTACGATTACGGGTTCAATCATCCAGCTGCTTTCGGGTGGTTCGCCATAGATTCTGATGGAAATATTTATCTTTACCGAGAACTCATTCAAGCAGGTCTTCGAGTGGATCAATTCGCAAAGAAGGTAAAGGAATTCCCGGATACTCATGAACTTCAAACCATTGTAGCTGGATGGGATTGCTGGACTAAAAAAGGAACTCTTCAATCGGGAAGTACGCCCACCATCGCAGAAGAATTTATTAAGCATGAAATCGTTTTGACCCGAGCCAAGATTGATCGAGTACAGGGAGCTCATCAGGTAAGGAACTACATGGCTCATCAGAATCTAGCGGATGGAAGAAAGAAGCCCAAGTTTTTCGTCTTCAATACCTGCCCGATCACCTTTGATTGCTTGTCTCGCATGGAGCATGACCCGAATCACGTGGAAGACGTATTGAAGGTCGATGCAGTCGAGGGAGATCCCATGAGTGGGGATGATCCCTATGACATGGTAAGGTATGCACTGATGAGTAGGCCTCTTCTTCCTGATCCTGTGCGCACTTCTGTAAAGCCTGGATCTCCTGAATGGGTGACGCAACAAGGCAAAATACTTGATCAAAGAATTGATGATCAAATTGCCGCTCAGTTAGCGGAGGAAAAAGGGAATGACCTTTTTAATACGTCATTTATGGAAGAAGAGAACGTTGTAGACTATTATGTGAATAAACGAGGCAGGATGAGATGATGGGATTCATTGAAAAACTCAGAATGAAATTCAAGGAAAAAAAACTTAAAAAGGAATATGAAAAGTATTTAAAGTCATTTCCGGAAAATAAAAAAGTATCTGATGAATCCTATCAAGAAGCCCCGGTCGATGATATTAAACTTCCTTACAACTTATGGATATTTGAGAATGTAAACCCAGAAACTTTTAGACCTTTCATAGAAAGGAATCTCAAGAGAAATCGTGAAAAATTCGCGTTAGAGGCTCAATATGTTTCCGAAGGCGGACATCGATTTAAGAGCAATCCTATTTATGAAGCCAGAGGGAAAGTGTTAAAAGACTTAAGAAAAACTCTTAAAACTTATACGGGTCGCGACGATGAGGCATCGGACATTATTTTTATGCTGAAACAACAATCGGATATGGAAGGAAGAGAATTTACGGATTTATTAGAAGCATTTTGTCGAAAAGTCCGGGGTGAGGAAATTATTTATGAGGAAACTCAATCCACTGTAGTTCCGATTAAGAAATTAGGATCTGATCAGAACATGAAAGAGCTTGGATTGAGTTATGTTGATATTCAAAAAATTAAAAATGATAACTCGTGTTGAAAAAAGGATAACTCATGACTTCACCTCAATGGACGATTGAAGAAATCATTGAAATCATCAAGCAGGGAAAAGAATCGGGATTAACTTATATTAAGCTCGATGGATTGATGCTCAAATTTAATATGGAAGGGCATCCTATCGAAAAGATGGGAAATCCTCTCAAAGCAAAGGCAGTCGTAAAAGAAGAAGTGCACGAAATGAAAGCTGAGGATCTGATTAAGCCACCTCATGCACTCGATGAACTCAGTCCAGAAGAAATACTATTTTACGCAACTCCTTATTACGACGAGATTCAAGCGCAGAAAGAAGCTCATAAGAAGAAATTAGAAGAAGAAGATAAATAGAACTGTTCCCGGGGGGGATATGGCAAAAATAGAGCGAAAGAATATGACTCTTACCGACTCTCAGGGAAGGGTCTTAAGAGAGCCCAGAGACAACGCAACAGGCGAAGCGATCAATTTCAGGTGGTGGACTTTAGATGAAAAGGACATGGCTGCGGCAATTGCAGCGACGGTCGTATTCATTCAAAGGCACCAAGGAAGTCGAATGGAGCAATTGGTCGTCTCATCTCGGCTCTATGGATTGAACTCGGTCTTTAGTACGATTGGAACCGCTTTTTCTCGAGCAAGTACGATGAACTCCAATCCACAGGCTCAGAGGATTTCTTTTAATATCTGTGAAAGCCTGATTGATACACTTGAATCGAAGATGGCAAAGAACAAAATCTTGCCAGTATTTATCACCAATGGCGGGGACTGGACTGTTCAGAAAAGAGCGAAGCTCTTGACTAAGTTTGCTCAAGGGATTGCGCATCAGCTGAATCAACATAAAAGATCGATTGATGCATGGGGAGACGGAGCGGTTTGGGGTGATGGGTTTATCCATATCTATGACGATGAAGGGAAAGTAGCTCTTCAACGTGAATATCCGCATAATATATTCGTAGATACTATTGAGACGATCAATGGACCGCCTAGGCAACTACACCGAGTCAGAATCATGGATCGGGATATTTGTTATGAAATGTGGCCAGAGCTCGAAGAAGCGATTCGAACCTGTTCCCCCGCCAACTATCAAGATGTAGGGGGCCAGGGATCCGTGTCAGATATGGTGAAAGTCGTAGAATCCTGGCATTTGAAATCAGGAGATGACGCCAAGGATGGAGTTCACGTCATCTCGATTGGAGACGGAGCGTCAGCAGAGCCCTATGAAAAGGATTATTTCCCATTTGCCCATGTTCGATATGCGAAGAGAAAGATTGGGTGGTACGGTCAGGGCGCTTGCGAAAGGCTTCAAGTCATTCAAGGCGAGATTAATCGCACGATGATGTTGAAACAAAGATCCATCTGGATGCAAGGATCATTTAAGGTTCTTTTGGAAAATGGATCTAAAGTAGTGACTCAACATCTGAATAATGATGTTGGAGCGATCATTCATTACACGGGAACTCCCCCTCAATATGTAGTCCCACCTGCAACGAATCCAGAAGTTCTAGAATGGGTCAGAGAACTGATCCAGATGGGATATCAGCAAGAGGGAATGAGTAAGCTTGCAGCAAGCGGAGAAGTGCCTTTGGGAGTGGAATCCGGGAAGGCGATGAGAACCCTGATTCAAAACAGCGATGACCGTTTTCTTTTTATGCAGCAAGAGATGGAAGACTTTAATCTAGAGATTACCCGGCAATGCATTGAAGTGGCTCGAGACATTTATAAAAATAAAAAGAGATATGAAGCGGTGTTTCCATCGGCACGGTTCATAGAGACGATCGATTGGAAAGATATCGACCTTGAAGAAGATGAATATGTTCTTAAGGCCTATCCTACTTCAAGCTTGAGTGAGGATCTGACCGGAAGAATCAGCGAGGTTCAGGAGATGACTCAAGCAGGAATGATCAGTCCGAGAACAGCTAAGCGGCTCATGGCGATGCCGGACGTCGAGATGAATGACAATCTTTCCAATGCTGCAGAGGATCTTCTCCATAAGATCCTAGAACAGATAGTGGAAGACGGTATATACAGATCCCCTGAACCTTTTATGGATTTACAGCTCGCTCAGCAACTCGTACTCGAATATTATAATTATGCAGACTACATGAATGCACCGAATGATCGCTTGAGACTTCTTGAGCAGTTCAATAATCAAATCAAAGACATGCAGATAATGGCACAAGCACAATTACCTGCATCCGGTGGAGGAGGGGGACAAAGTCCAACCGCAACGCCTCAAGCGAATCCGACCCCCCCTCCTACATCTAATCTCATTCAAAATGTTCCAGGAGTAGCAGCATGAGTAAAGAATCAGCAATGGCAGTAGCTCAAGCAAGTCCAAGTCCGATGGAGATGGGAGGGAATCATGGGCAAGCGACCGAGCAAGGAGCAGCAAATCCATCAGCAAGTCAAACTCAGCTTCCTTCTACTCAATTTGCTCAGCTTGCCCGGAAAGAAGCCGAGTTTGTCAGAAGATCCCAAGCATTTAAGAAAGAACAAGAACAAGTCTTAAAAGAGAAAGCGGAAGTGCAGAAGTACCGGGCTACTATTCAGCAATATGAAGAGCAGAAGAAGACGGATCCTGTAGCGGCTCTCAAGATGCTCGGTTTCACAGAAGCGGACATCTTTAACTACATGGCCGCAAACGAAAAGAAAGAACCTACTCCGGAAGAGCGAGCCGCTCAAGCAGCTACCGAAGCGGCAGAAGCAAGGATTAAAGCCTTTGAAGAATCTCAGAAGAAAGCTCAGCTCGATCAGATGAATCGACAGGATATGAGCGTCATCAATTCGTATAAGGCAGATCTCAGTCAAGTCATTCGGAAAGATGCTGAAAAGTTTCCTTACTCAAACTATTGGGGAAGTGAAGCTGCTGATCTAGCTTATACCATTGCTGAGCAAGTAGTTTTACAATCCCAAGGAAAGGATTACATTAGCGCTCAAGAAGCGGTGGAACTTGCTGAGGAGTATTACAGAAATAAGGATGAAGATATGGACCGAATCAGAAAACCAAAGGTGCCTCCCGCTCCTCCTGCATCGAAAGATCCTGTGAGAACGAGAACGATTTCGACACCTGAACCGATGCATGCTCCAAAGCCTGCTATTCAAAGAACGAGAACAATCAACGGGCAGTCGACAGCAACTGTAGCCTCGACGCGACAGATGAGAAATGAAACACCTGCAGAAAAAAGAGAAAGGTTGATGAACATTCTCAGGAATGGTCGTTAAGTCTATCAATGATGAATTTTTTATATTCATCAGGTGTATAACTTTAATAACAATTGGTTGAAACAGTATTGCCAATCGCGTAGCTATGGCAATTCACCATTCGTGTCTGATTCTGCTGCATCCCTTGTCCCATTCCCTGAAGGAATATCCCGATTCCTGCTCCAGCACTGACATAGCCTGGATTTTCTTCACAATAGGTCGTAAATACTCGTCCATCCTTCACCACGATGGAACACATATCACGTGATTCAAGGTAAATGTATTGCATCGCATTGACTTTTGAAATGTATTTGAAATGCTCCGGCTGTCCTAGAGTTCCTACTACCTTTTCCAATGAGTCGCCTTCATGAATTTGCTCAAAGACCCTGCTATGAAGGCTTGCACAACCGACTAAGTTTAAAACCACCATCATTCCTAATATTTGTTTTGTCATAGATCTAGTATGACAAATTGTATGAAAAAGTCAATCAATGCGAGGATGAAGATTTCTTATAATTATATATAAAGAATTGAATATCGTGTGCACAATTCAAAACAAACATTCTCAGCATACACTGATCTCTCTCGGTAAGTTCGGATTCAAAAGCGAGTTGAAGGCTCTCCAAAGTAGCTTGAAAAACTTCTGCAATGAATCGGGATTCCTGAATATCCTCCTCAGTAGCTCCCGCAGAAGAGTTGTTTATGGGGATGGGGATGCTTAATTCTATCTTATCCATCGAGGAATCTTAACTTTTCCTTATTAAGAGAGCCAGTCTAATTACGACACATCGCCCAAATTCGATCACACCTCGGGCACTTGCGACCGACTCTTAATTAACTCTCCTAAACAAACCGAGGTGTTTCTATGGCTTCATCGCCTATTACCCAGTCCACCGTGGCCGGTATTTTAAAAGAACTCTATGACCAACAAAAGGTTCAATGGCTCACCTATAAAGACAATCCCACAGTAGCCATGGTCCATAAAGAAGAAAAGTTCCCTGGTAAGTACTATCCCAATCCAGTCGTCTTTGGTCTTTCCCAAGGCGCAAGTGCTACATTTGCCAATGCATTCGGGAATCAGACCTCCCCCAACGTGGCAGAATTTCTCATTACTCGAGTATCCGACTTTTCACTCGCCACGATTGATGGACAGCTTTTGGCTGCAGCTCAAACGGATCCTGGCGCTTTCATTGATGGCGCAGAACTCATGATCGATGCCGCTTTCCAAACAGGTGTCAATCGTTTGGCTTCTGCCATGTTTAGAAACGGTGCGGGTACGATTGGTCAGATTCAAACAGTAGCTTTGGTGTCTGGAACTACTTTTACTATCCTACTCACGAATCCAGATGATGCCGTCCAATTTGAAAACGGACAAACTCTTCAAGCGATTCAATTCGTAGATGGTTCTGGAACCGCTCCAACCGATACTGCATTGATTACTGCCGTGAATCGAAATACAGGCGTACTCACCGTCACTTCGGCTACTAACATTGTAGCAGATTGGCCAACTACCTATTTCCTTGCCGTTCAAGGGGATTTGCCAAACTCTTCTAATAACAACTTCCAACCTGCAGGATCGAGTGGAACTAACTCACTTTTAAAATTAGCCGGATTTGCAGCATGGCTACCTATTGCCGGCCCTCCTGTATCCGATTCATTTTTTGGAGTGAATAGGAACTTGGATGTGCAGCGCTTGGCAGGGGTTACATTCAACGGATCTGCTTTGTCGCTAGAAGAAGCTCTTCTTCAAGGCACAGGAAGAATCGCGTTGAATGGTGGACGCGTAGATACAGGGATTTGTTCTTATGCAACCTATACAGCCCTGATTACAAGTTTGGGAAGTAAAGTCCAGTACATCGATGAAAGAATCGGAGAAATTGGATTCAGAGGCGTGCAGGTCAATGGAGCGAATACCGTGATGTCGGTATTTCCCGATAGAAGCTGTCCTGACGGATTGATCTATTGCCTTGAAATGGATTCCTGGTGTTTGAGATCCCAGAATCCCGCACCTCATATCCTGAAATATATGGATGAAATAGAAATATTACGAGTGCCAGGAGCTGACCAGGCAGAGCTCAGAGTCGGATTTTATGGAAACTTCTATACCACCAGACCGGGGCACAATGGAGTTATTCAGGTACAGCTGCAGGAATTCTAGTTATAGACTGTGATTTGACTTCTGTCAAATTTTAATGTTATGCCCAGAATCTATGGAAGATAGATTCTGGGCTAAAGTCAACAAGACTGACACTTGTTGGCTATGGACAGCTTACAAAGATCAAAAAGGTTACGGAATCTTTCAAATGGATGGGCCAAAAAAAGCTCATCGGATTTCATACCAATTAATCAAAGCCCGCCGAGTCAGAAAAGGATTTGAGCTGGATCATCTCTGTAAAAACAAATCCTGCGTGAATCCTGATCATTTGGAACAAGTAACAACATGGATGAATACTCACCGAGCCGAAAATACAATTGCTTACAAGAATTCCTCTAAAACTCATTGTCCGAAAGGACATGAATACAAAGGCGCTAATCTTGTTTTCTCAAAAAATCGATATAACGGCGCGAGACGCTGCAGAATTTGCAAAAACCTACAAGAACGAAAAAGAGATCAGTCTAAAAGAAAAGAATTATTTGCTATAAAATTAATTGGAATATTATCTCCATCATGATAGTTTAATTAATATTGCGAAATGAGATTACTTTTAAGAAAGGAGAAAGAAAATGCAACAGCTCATTGACTTTATCCTGAACCATAAAGAACTTATCGCACCGCTCATCATTGCACTCGTTGATTTTATGATTGGGATAAATCCGAACTTGAAGTCCAATAGCATCATTGAATTCATCTTAAATTTCTTTGGAAAGAAGCAGTAAAAAAAATAGGTACGTACCATAAAAAAAGTACGTACCTATCGTTTCGATTAAGTGACGACGATAAGACTACCATCAATTGGACTTCTAAACTTAAGAACTCCACTTGAAGGTGCCGTAAATAAAATCCAGACCAATATATTTTGATCCGCGGGATCTAGAGTGAAGATGGGAATCCCTCCCAGAGGACCAGGAATGCCTTGAGGACCCATAGGACCTATAGGTCCCTGAACTCCCGTAATTCCCTGGGCACCTTGGGGACCGACTGCACCAGCAGAGCCGGTCAGACCGATCGGTCCTTGAGCGCCTTGGGGTCCCACCTGACCTCGATCTCCCTGGATCCCTGGGGCTCCTTGCGGGCCCTGAGGTCCCGTAAAGCCGATAGGACCCAGAGCACCCGTTGGACCGGCAAGTCCTTGAGCGCCTTGGGGTCCCACAGGCCCTGTTGGACCGGGTGGCCCTTGAATCCCTTGGATGCCCAAAGGACCTTGGGCACCTAGCGGTCCTCTGGGGCCCAATGGCCCTTGAGATCCCATGGGCCCTTGAGGACCTGGGCAACAATTCATGCTAGCCATAAATAGTTCCTTTCATGGACTAGGGAAGAGATTTAAGTAATTCGGCATCCAAGGTGGCAATCGTAATTGGAAATACGCTTCCCCCGACATTTGGATTGAGACTGACAGATGAGACGCAAGTATTTCTCAGGGTCAGAATATCATTGGCTTTGATTTCAATAATAATAGAACTATCTGAGTGGACCGCATCATTATCAGGAGAATCATTGAACCCGGAATAGACGGTGCCGGGTACTAAAACTCCGTTTAGGAAAAATCCAAAACTCCAAGAAGGAACAGGAGATGGAAGCGGAGGAGTGATATTCGCTTGGAGTTCCCACATGAGACGATACCAACCATGCTTTTTAAATACTACCTGTCCAAGGCTCGCTGCATTAGAAATATCATAATCAGAAGTCGCAACCACTGCACTGACTTGATTGAAAAGAACAGTCGAAAGAGGATTTCCAAAAGCTTGGATGATTTGACTATTTGAAGCATAAAGGCTCAAAAAAGACGGATCAAATCCTTGGCCAGGAATCCCTTGAGGACCTTGTGGGCCTACAGGACCTGCTGGACCCATAGCTCCCGCTGGGCCAACTGCACCCATCGCACCGGCATTACCTTGCAAACCTTGAGCTCCCTGAGCACCCGGAACCCCTTGAGAACCCTGTGGCCCTTGAATACCCATAGGGCCGATTGGACCCTGGGGACCCAGCGGTCCTACTGCACCTTGAGCGCCTTGCGAACCCATCGGACCTTGGGCACCTGGACAACAAGAACAATTTTTATGATCATCGTTCATAGACATAGAACTATTTCCTTTTACGGGAATGAAATTAGGTTCGCTCGGAGTGAATACCGATCCTACGCTAGTTTTTCCATATAAGTAAGAGAAACCTAAATCAGGCGGAAAAGTGAGACGCCCTTTTAACTGAGAAGGAAAGTCAGTCATGGGAAATAGATGGTACACACAGTTTTTCGGGACCCTGCATAAAAAACCCGTCATGATGGATTGCAATTTCGTGATCGATCCAGCGAATCAAAATGGAAAAGGAATTAGATCCCTAAAAGGTGCTGGAATCGCGAATGTTTTCATGCATACCACTGCATCATTCGTGGGTAATACTCATACTACAACTACTGTGGATGGGATCTCAGGAGGCACTCAAAGCTTAGTCGTGGGACAGCAAATTTCAGGTTCCGGAATTGCTGCAGGGACTACAATTGCATCCATTGTGTCAGGTACTTCAATCACGATCACTCCTGCGGCAACCGGTACAGCAAGCGGTGTCACAATCAGTATTGTCGCAGCGGGAAGTCCAAATCCGGCAGCTGGATACATTTTAGTTCAGTTTCAGGATAACTTTAATTTCTACTATTTTGGAACTTCAGGATACGTGTCTCCTCTCACAGGTTCTAATATCAGTATCAGCGGAAGCTCAGTCCTGACAATCGGGCAACCCTATGTGATTGTGTCAGTAGGAACCAGTACGACCGCTAATTGGAATGCGGTAGGATTGCCAGTCGGAGTCATTCCTGCAGTAGGAGAAACCTTCTTTGCCTCAGTCACTGGGAGTGGTACGGGGACCGGAGTGGTTCAAGCAGCTTCCACCTCAGGGATATTTGCAACCGAAGTGATAGGGGATCCGAATCAGACTTTAGGAGCTAATTATAACGGGGCTTCCATCTTAGGCGGAGCTGCAGGATCTTATATGATTCTACAGACTTTAAATGCTTCCGGAGCAGTCACCGCACCTGCTACAGGCACAGTGGTAGGACTTTCCTTCTTCATGAGCAATAGCTTCATTCAGGTTGGGGGAGATTAAGATGTTTTTTGACGATAAGAAAAAATACGCGACCACGATTCTGAGCAAGAGAAACGAAAAAGGGGATCGGACCATGAATCCGACCGTGGTGGTTCCTGAAATCAATAAGGACGATACTGGGGCACCTTCCGTAAAGCACATGGCCGCAGAGGATATCCTCGCAGCTCATCAAGAAGGTTCACCTCATAAACTTCAAGAAGCTTTAAGTAATTTTATTGATCTTCACCGTGCTGGAGTAGATCAATATAAGGGGGGCGAGTCAGTCGACAAGCCTTAAGTGTGGGGAATGGGAGGGTAGCACTCATCCTAACTACCCTCCCGTTCTTGGGGGGATTTCTAAAATGCCAGTTCCACCGATTGGAAATATCGTTACTCCGAGCGAGTTTATAGTCCTTTCGGCTCAAGGACTGATTCAACTTACTTGGGATTCGACACCGCTCACGACTATTTATTATATCAATCGATCGACTGATAATATTACGTTCACGAACATTGCGACTACCATTTCAACGAGTTTCAATGATACGACCGCTCTTGTCGGTGTGATTTATTATTATACCGTCCAATCATCCAACGGTATCAATTCTTCTTTACCCACGTTAAGTCAGTCTGGCCAGGCACTCACTCCTGGTCAGACTACGGTGGGAAATCTGAGACTGGAATGTCAACAAAGAGTGGACCGCGTCAATTTCGATAATATCACTACTCAAGAATGGAACTCGATGATCAACCAGAGTTTCAAAGAACTCTATGACATCTTGATTCAGAAATTCGGAAATGACTATTTCATTCAAATTCCATTTCTTTATACAACGACTGGACAGATCGATCCGGTAGTTCAGGCTCAAGTTTTTTTATTGCCTCCTGACTTTTATAAATTGATGCGAGTAGAGGTGTCTATCAACAAGAATGACCCTAATTCCTGGATTACTCTCAGAAAATTTGAGGCCATACAAGCAAACTTATATAATTATCCAAACATATATACATTTTATGGAATAACTAATTTAAGATACAGGCTTTGGGGAAAATATTTACAATTAGTACCTATTGCATCAGCAGGACAGACGATTCGAATTTGGTATTCGCCGAGACCCAATCAGCTCTTAAATGACACAGATACAGTCGATGCTGTTTCGGGATGGGAAGAATACATCGTCACTGATGTGTGCATTAAAGCCATGGTGAAAACTGAGGAAGACGCGACTGCTTTCATGGCTCAAAAGCTAGCTCTTTTGAAACGAATCGAAGAAGCTGCAGAGAATCGGGATGTCGGTGAGCCTGAATGTGTATCGGATTCGAGGACCCGTAATTTTGCCTGGAGTGATGACTATCAAGGCATGGGATGGAGCGGGGGCTGGTAATGAAATTGCCTTTTTTTCTTACTCGAATTCAGGACCTTTCTCTGATGCAGACTAAATGGTCTGGAATTTTGAATCCATTTTTATCTAATATTTCATTACAAAGTATCATTTTGCCCAATGTCAGACTTCTATCAGCTGTGAATCCGAATGTGGTGAGTCATAAGCTCGAAGCCAAACTCACGGGTTGGAGAATCATTCGCAAGCGTGGGCAAGCATCTATTTATGACACTCAGGATTCCAATCAAACTCCTGATCTGACTTTAAATCTCGTTACGGATACGGACGTGACGATTGACCTTGAGGTGTTCTGACTATGGCGAATTTCTTTATCTCAACCAATATGAGCTTAGTGATTCCAGTCCCGACAGTGGATCCAGGACCGGATTGGGCTCAGAACCTCAATGCTTCTTTGACGATCATCGATAGCCATACCCATAGTCCTGGATCAGGTGTTCAAATTACTCCTACCGGGATCAATATTAATGCGGATTTATCGTTTAATACTCTCAATAACGCCACAAACTTGAGATCCGTGAGGTTTTTTCCGAATCCGAGTGTTCTTGCACTCGCGACAGATATCGGATGCCTCTATGAATCGGGAGTCGATCTTTACTATAACGATGGCGCTGGGAATAATGTTCGAATCACGCAAAGCGGAAGTGTCACGGGATCAGCTGGAACCATCACGGGTTTACCGAGCGGTACAGCGTCGGCGAGCTATCAATCAGGCTCAGGGACTTTTAGATTCTTACAAGCAACGAATACAGGCGCCAATATAGATGTCGCCTCTGTGATTGTACGGTACCCTGGGAGTTATCCTGCACCGACTGGGAATTTCATCATTCTAGAAGCTCCTAGCTCTTTATCGAGTGGGTATGCCCTCACCTTACCTGCCTTACCGCCTCAGACGAATGTCATGACTTTAGGCACCACGGGCATCATCTCGAGCGTCACCTGGGATCAGGTAGGCGTGAATATGACATCCACAGGAGCAGATTCAATCGGAACTAAAATAGGAACAACCGGAGCAAATCATATCGGTTCAGTCATGGGTGCGACAGGAGCGAATGCAATCGGCATAGCCATGACCGCTTCTGGTGCTAATGCAGTAGCCAATAGCAGAACCCGGGCAGTAGGCAACCCGGTAGCGGCAGGAGATGTGGCCGTGACATCCAGTTGCGGAACTTTCACGAGTGGATCATCGGGATTTGTCACGATTACGAACCTCGTTGCTCAGATTACGACCACCGGTAGACCCGTCATGATCTTTACGGTTCCGTCCCCACAAGCCTTTATTCAAGTAGATACATCGACTGTTGTTTTTCAAATCTTAGGAACGACTTTTACTACACCTCAATGGGTAGTGGATAGACCGTTTACAGCTCCTCAAGAATTTCCACCTCCGATCGTATTTTTAGATGCTCCGGGTGCGGGAGTTCAAACCTATACACTTCAAGTTGCCACTTCAGGAGGGATCGTGACAGTCAATGATTTAGCATTGATTGTTTATGAAATCTAACTCATGGCTCTTACGAAACAGAATTTAAATATTAACTTCACTCAAGGCGTAGACACAAAGACCGATCCCTTTCAGGTTCAGGTCGAGCAGTTCTTAGTTTTAGTGAATTCTGTTTTTGATGAGGGGGGAGCTTTAAAGAAAAGAAATGGGAATGTTCAGCTGCCGATCTTGCCGAATACTTCATCCACTCTTTTAACCACGTTTAATGGAGATTTAACGGCCGTCGGTACTCAAATCCAGGCTTTATCTCAAGGTTATTCACAGTGGATTAATCGGGGAGAGTTGCAGCCCATTGAACTTGATGTCATGGCTTTACTGAGAAATAATGTCAATCAATCCCAAAGTGATACAGCTGTGAGTCAGTCGGGATTGGTCTGCACGGTCTTTACGGAGCAGAATCCTGGACAGTTATCTATTCCCATCTATGGATATATCGTAGCGGATGTAACGACCGGACAAAATGTAATTCCGCCCACTTTCATTGCAACGGGTGTTGTTTCATTTGGAGGACCGAGAGTTTTCATCTTAGGCAATTATTTTATTATTGTCTTCACCGGGATTGTAGGAGGGGTTTATCACCTTCAATACCAGGCAATCAGTATCGTCAATCCGAGTAATATTTCGGCTATCGCGGATATCTCAATTGATTTCGTTCCTTCCACCACATTTGCCTTTGATGGAGCGGTCTTCAATAATTCACTCTACCTAGCCTGGAACTCAGCGAGTGGAGTGTCGATGGCGTTTCTTACCTCCCATCTCAGCGTATCGAGTGCCGTTTTGGTCGATGCATCCCATCATGGAACTCTGTTCAGTGTTTCATCGGATCAGGTGAATTCGACGATCTGGGTGAGTTACTATAATCTGGGTACAACTACCGGATATAGTTTAGCTAGGGATCCACAGCTCAATGTGATCTTGGCACCGACTCAGATCATAGCGAGCGGAACTATTTTGAATCTAACAACATTAGCTAACGCAGGAATCCTGAATATTTTTTACGAGGTCTCAAATGCGTATTCGTATGATTCAGGAATTCCTACCAATTTCATTAATAAAAGGACTTTGACTCAATCGGGGACGCTGAGTGGATCAACGGTACTAAAAAGAAGTGTGGGACTTGCTTCGAAAGCATTCTTGATGAATGGAGTGATTTACTTTTTGACGGTGTATCAATCTCCTTATCAGAGCACTTATTTTCTGTTGAGTTCGGTCGGAAATATCATTGCGGAACTGGCCTATGAAAACGCGGGAGGATACCTCACCTTTGCGCTTCCGTCTGTGAGTGTGATTGGCAATACCGCACAGGTCAGTTATTTATTCAAAGATCTCATCCAGTCCGTAAATAAGAATACGAATGTTCCCTCTGGAACTCAGGTAGCAGGAGTTTATTCTCAACTCGGGATTAATCTTGCCACGTTCACGTTCGACACCACACAGATCCTGGATGCAGAGATTGGACTGAATCTGAATCTCACGGGCGGATTTTTATGGGCCTATGATGGGTTCTTAGCGGTTGAGCAGGGATTTTTTCTTTATCCCGATAGCATTGAGCTTTCGGGATCTGGAAGTGGTGGAAATTTGCTTGCCAGCACCTATTTTTATGCAGTAACTTATGAGTGGACTGATAATCAGGGTAATGCCTTTCGGTCCGCCCCTTCTATTCCGGTATCTATCATTACGACAGGGACTACGAGTTCTGTTACGGTTCACATTCCAACTCTGAGACTGACTTATAAAGTGACCAACGGAGTGAAGTTGGTTGTTTATCGATGGTCACTCGCTCAGCAAAGTTATTACCAGGTGACGTCGATTGCTATGCCGACCATGAATAATCCCACAATCGACTCCATTGATTTTGTAGATACGCTTTCTGATGCAGATATTTTGGGGAATAACCTGCTTTATACAACAGGAGGAGTTCTTGAAAATATCGGTGGTCCTTCTTTTTCTAGTGTGTTTTTATTTGATGACCGGCTCTTCGGGATCAAATCAGAAGACAAGAATCTTCTCATGTACTCAAAGCAAGTGCTGGAAGCGACGCCCGTTGAAATGTCGGACCTACTTACGATCTACGTGGCACCGAACTTAGGAGCTCAAGGCAGTACGGGTGTCCTGCGGTGCGGTGCTGCGATGGATGATAAGGCTATTCTTTTTAAGGATAGTGCGATCAACTACATCGCGGGCACCGGTCCGAATATCACGGGGACCAATAATCAGTATACTGAACCCCAATTCATTACTTCTACCGTGGGTTGCTCCAATCAAAAATCGATCATCTTTCAACCCCAAGGTCTTATGTTTGAATTCGCGTCCAAAGCAGGGAATCAGATCTGGTTACTCGGTCGTGATCTTTCTACTCAGTTCATCGGGGCTTCGGTCCAGGGATTGACCAAAAATGCAACCGTAGAATCAGCAGTCAATATTCCAGGAACGAATCAAGTCAGATTCACAATGAGTAGCGGAATCAAGATCATGTATGATTACTACTACGGCAAGTGGGGAACATTTGAAAATATCCCAGCTATTTCAAGTACAGTTTATCAGGGAGTGGAAGCTTATCTCAATAACCTAGGGCAAGTATTCCAGGAAACTCCAGGGGTCTATTTAGATGGATCGAATCCAGTTCAAATGAAATTTATGACGGCTTGGATTAAGCTGGCCGGTCTTCAAGGATATCAAAGAGCTTATTATTTTTATCTACTTGGGAAATATATAAGTCCTCATAAAATAGCATTAACAATTGCGTATGATTACAATCCGAATGCGACTCAATTAAGCTTGATTATGCCAACTAATTTTTCTCCTGCTTATGGACTTGATCTCACTTATGGCTCGGGTACTCCTTATGGTGGACCAGAAAATTTGGAGCAATGGAGAGTAGCACTTCAAAGGCAAAGATGTCAGTCCTTTCAAATCTCATTTCAAGAGATATACGATCCTTTTTTCGGAATTCCTGCAGGTGCGGGGTTGACTCTTTCTGGAATAAACTGCGTAGTTGGGGTCAAGAAAGGATTCGTCCCAATGCGCTCGAATCAAACTGTGGGGTGATATGGAACTGAAAAAGACTAAATTTAAAAAAGAAGATAAGCCTCAGAACTTTCTATCTGGGGGACAAGTTGGAAGCGCTGCTACTTCAGCTTTAGCGGGAGCAGGTACAGGAGCAGCGATTGGAAGTGTAGTTCCTGGGATTGGAACTGCCATTGGAGCAGTCGGAGGGGGACTCATTGGTGGGATTGGGTCTTTACTCGCAAGTTCTGGATCATCCAATGGTCCAGCTCCAGCTGCAGCTCTTCCGAACATCACCAACCCGGTTACGGGTGAGCAGATCACGGATGCTTATGGAAATATTGTAGCCTCACAGCAACAACTCCAGAATTTTAATAATCAACTCCAGGCTCAAGGCGGGGTCCAGAATCAGTCGGATGTTTATAACCAGTTTGGAAATATAGCTGCAGGAAAAGGTCCTCAACTTGCTCAAGCCATCCTGAATCAAAATACGGGTCAGAATGTTTCAAATCAAGCTGCTTTGATGGCCTCTCAGCGAGGAGCTTCGGCAAATCCGGGGCTAGTAGCAAGGCAAGCGGCTCAGCAAGGGGCAGGAATTGAGCAAAACGCTGTGGGTCAAGCGGCTGAATTGCAACAGCAACAAGAACTGTCTGCATTAAACTCACAGGCGGCCATTGCCGGACAACAAGTCGGTCAGCTTCAGCAAGGCTTGGGTCTCTACGGGAATCAAACTTTAACGGGTCAGGGTCAGCTTCTTGGAGCTCAAGGGGCATATAATTCCGCTTTGACATCGGGTCAAGGGAGCGTAAATGCTGCGAATGCTCCGCTCAATACTCAAGCTCAAGGATTCAACAATCAACTCGTTGGAGGCGTGATCCAAGGGGCAGGAGGATTACTCACTTCGGGCTTGGCTCGCGGACCTTCGGCTACATTCAATGGACCCAACTACGCCGACACATCCGGACTAGGGGCCGGGGCGAGCTCGAACAATTATACGATGCCTTCATTTGGAGCGAGCAGTGCGTCGGCGACACCGGCGGCGCAACCCACTTATACTTTAGCGAAGGGAGGAGAGGTCGAGAATCCGAAGCTGGGGA